TGCTCTGCCTTTAGAAGCTCAAGCTTAAAAGACGTACATGTTGTTTGAGTAATCGCCATAATAGCACCTTATTGTTTTTGCCTGATTACGCGACCCACGCGGTAATCCTGAGTGGTTTCTTTTGCTTCACCTAATAGTTTTAAACCTGACAAACTTTCTTGATAACGCTTGTCGTACATCGCCATAACATCTTGCTCGCCCTTCATAAAGATATACGCCTCAATTAAACATCCATACAACAGCGTTAACTCCGCATTTTGACTTAACCACGTGCTACCGCTCGCGTCGTCAACTAAACTTGTAGGTCTGTAAAAGTAATGCAATTCAGCGTTTGCGGCAGCGTTTGGGGTGGGAGCTAAAATAAAGTTATCTGTATTGAAAACAGAGTAATACTTTGCGGTGCCCGTTACAGAAGAATCTGGAGTGTAGGTTTGTAAAAAACTAACATCTTTAAATTCCAAAAATTCTTTGCTTCCGCTTATCTCTAAAGAAAGCGAAAACGGAGCTAAGAAGTCCGCAGGTTTGGCTAGGTATTTATTAGATGCAGAAACATCTCCGGTAACGTTCTTTCTAAAAAAATCTAATTGTACCGTTTTTAAAATGCGTTCTTCGGCAATTTTAATGAATGTGTTTAGATTGTTTACAAACGTAGTTTCACTGTTTTCAGTGTAATCTTGTATCGCCTGCTTCAAGGTAGTTAATGTAAAGCTCATGTTATCACCACCGTAACTGTTCCTACCAAGGCAAATGGGGCTAAAAGATTATCAGGTGACACTCCGGGTATCCCGGCAAACCCTACTGGCGCAAAACCATGTTGGACTGCCCTTTCCTGTACCAGATTTGGCTCTGGTCTAGCGTCTCTCAACGCCTGCGGATCGTTAACCTTTCTAAAAGGCCCTAATTGAGGATGCTTGGGTTCATATTCGTCTGGTCCTACCAGTAAGCCATTCCATTCCCGCTTCATGTCACGATAAAGATATCTCTGACCACTACGATCAGAGATTGCAAAAGCGTGTTTTCCTGAAGCAAATTTACCCATTATCCTGTTCTGTAATACTCGTATCTTGGAACAACATTAAACGAGGAACGATCCCTGTCTTCCGTTGCTGCACGTTCAAACTCTTCTTCATAGACTGCTTTTAACAGTTGCACTCTGTTTGGCGCTCTTTTCAAAGCAATGTAATACGCGAGCCCTGCCGCTAAACAAGGATAAAAACGAAATGGTAAATCCATTGTGTTAGTGTACACATCCGCATCATCTATGCGTGTTAAGGCGTCAAAAATCACTAAATCGGTGGTATTTTCAGGGGTGGGCCAAATCTTTAAGTTTGGCGTAAGCTGTCGATCTAAGAAAAACTGATTAGGTCGTCCCTGTGTTGTTTTTGTAGGAATGTTGAGAAACTCATCACGACTTAAACGTTCAAGAGAGTAATCGGTCCCGTCCCTCCGAACTACTACGGAAAGAACGTCGATGACGTCCGTTCCTAAGTCGTATTCACCGTCGCCAACAACCAACGTTACAGAGCGTTGTTTGATAGTCCACTGGTTTAACCCACGATTTGCCCAATCTGCAAGCAACAGGTTCAAAGAACGTTTAGCAGTTTTGAGGTCGTAACCAGTACGAACCTCAAGCCCACAGCGCTCAAAGGCTTCTTCAACGTATTCGGCTACGTCAAGCTCAAAATCTGTGCTTCCAGATACCGCCATTTTACTTCTTCTTTACCATTCCGCCTTTGCGCATCTTCTTAACCATACCACCACCGCGCATCTTCTTAACCATTCCACCGCCGCGCATCTTCTTAACCATGCCGCCAGCCCGCATTTTCTTTTTAGGACGCATTGCCATTTCTAAGTCTCCTATACAGTTGATGTCTGTGTTCAAATAGTTCCTTGGCGTTGTAATCTTCTTCGTAAGGCTTATAATAGCCTCTTTTTGCAAGTTTGTCTGCGCTTTCTTGCAACTTACTCAACCGTTGTACAAATATCATAGCATATTCTTGATCCACAACAGGTTCAAAAGTTTCAGATGGTTCCGCAACAAAATCATTTGGCTCATCATGTGGGTGAAAACCCATCAACCAAATATCTCTATCAATGAACATCCCGTCAGCAATGCACCCATTGAGATTATGCAAATATTCGTGAAAATTTTCTGGATCTTGCTCATAGTTAATATCCACAATTATGTTAAGATCAAAGTTATCGTCAAACTGAGAAATGGACGTATACAAAACCTGAAAGCTAGGTTCGTACTTGAACATTATAGATACTTTGTGGTCTGCCCAAGCCTTTTGCGCATAAGGACACGGAGGCAACCCTCCAAAAAAAGAACTATTCGTTTCTAAAACGTCCTTAGACCACTGAAGTATTTCGTGGACAATTCCTTGTTCAAGTTTAGGTTCAAAAAACTCAACGCGCATCACGTACTCACGGACCCCGACGTAAACTTACGTCGATTGGAAAGCACTTTCCCGCATCCTCTTGCTACTACTTTCCCGTTTTTCGGGCGCGGGCTTTTCCTTTTGGCTTTTTGGTGCGAGATTTCGCCGCCGAATCTTGCGTTTTGGACTTCCGCGGCTTTTGTGTTTTTGACGACGGTTTTGCCTTTTGCGCCTTCACGCTTTTTCTTTGCAGCGGTGGATCTTCTTTCGCTTTTGGAGAGAGATCTTGCTTTGGACGCAGGAAGACAGCGATCAGGGTTTTTTTTATCCTTAGACGTACCGCATTTGCCAGCGATCTCACCGCTTGAGTTAATCCTAACCCAATTCTGATCACGCCATTTTTTAAGCTCGCCCATTTAAGCTTTTCCCTTAGACTTCTTAGCATAATTCGGATCCTTACAATATTTAGATGCAGCCATATTAGCGTATGCTGATGGATATGTATCAAACGTGCGCTTCGCCCAAGCCTTACCCTTTGGACAGATCTTACTTCCTTTGCTTTTTGATGAAGCCTCCCCACCTTTTCGAAAGTAGGTTAAACCCTTGGGGGTTTTATTCTGCTTTGTACGCTTGGACATTGCCGCCATAGGCTTTCTCCATCTCTAGTTTTATGTATTCAATCTGAGTCGCCATTACCTCGGTGCGCTTGTCCACAGATATAAGAGTTTCCGTTGTCCAACTCGCCCACGCGTAGGATACCGCCCCAATAAGACCTAAACTTGTAGACAAAACAATAACCAGTAACGGACGTTCTAACATTTCCAACGCTTCCTAGCCTGCCGTAAACGACTATTTGGATCTTTAGCCGCTTTAGGGAACTTTTTCATCTGACCCGCAGAACGGGCGCAGAAAGATTTACGTCTCTTTGCATCCTTGCTGCCTTTTTTTACTTTTCCCGTTACCGCTGTTTTTAACTTGGAACCGGGGTTTTTCTTTCTATATTCTTTTACGCCAGCTTCTGTCATTCCCGCCCCTTTTTTCGTAGGGCGGAAATTCTTTTTATTGCGCTTGGGCATCTTGTCGTCGCGCTTAGAAGCCATGATCAGCCCTAACTAAAGAATATAGTTAATGCCGTGACATTGGTTGCAACGCTCACATGGATATCTGACGTAAACAAAACCCCCTCGTCCGGAATATTTACCGAATGAGTTTGAGATTGTGAAAAGTCTAAATCAACCACGGTTGCACCGCCATTTCCGTCGGTCATGGTTAACCTTCCCGCACCCGCGGCGGTCAAGACTTGAACCTGACGGAGCCGCGCACGACCCGTAGAGGCCGCTCCAGCCCCCGTAAGCCGTTTAGCCCTTACGTCTGAATTGGCCATTCAAGCCTCCTTTAACCAAGGTTATTATTCTGAGCGTACAGAATTGTAACCCGAACTTCACCCGCATTAGTTGCCGCGGAAGCAGTAACGGTCAAACGAATATCTGCCGTTCCGGTATCTTCCCACGCCAATGCGGCTCCCGCTTGCGTAGTAGGGTATTTACGGCCCGCAGAAGTTCCGATTGCAAAAGTGTTAAGGATAGATGTTGCGCCACCTACGGTATCTCCAACACTTAGGTTGGTAGCTCCGCTTGCCGCAGTAATAACATCAATCACACAATCAATAATTTGAGAATTTGCAGGAATAACAACATTAGTTGTGGCCGCAGCAATAGCACCGTTTGATAAATCGGCAGCAAAAGTTTGAGACATGACTACTTGACCAACGTTTGCAACGTCGCTTCCAAGTGTAGTGCCGGTGGTGTTTCGGATGGTCCCGGCCTTGATTGGACCAGAAAAAGTCGTAATACCCATGTTAATCTCCTGTCTGGGTTAGTCAAACACACCGTGTGTTTGTCAGGGATAACTAAAGCATACAGTAATTTTTAAAAAAAGAAAGGGGCAACCGAAGTTGCCCCTAAGTCGAGAGTGAGGAGAATAATGAAGTATCCTCCCCCCTTATAACACACTTTACGCGCCGGGTGTACCAAAAACACAGCGCCAGTCAGAAACACCGAAGCTATAACGCTCACGGGCCTTGAAACGCATGTTTCCTGTATCAAAGTCACCTTCCATCGCAGTCTTGATGGCTGAACGGTTGAAGTATTTGAAACCGTTTGGAGCATCAGTTTTGATGAAGAATGCGTCAGTGTCTGTAAGGAAGTGGTTTACAGAAGCACCTTCTGGCAACATACCCATGCTGCGCATCGCATTAGTGTCATTGTCGGCAGTGCCGGGACGTAGATTTGAATTAAGCACACGTTCCGCAATAAACTGAAGTTCTTTTGGAATAATCAGTTTCATGCCGCGTACAGCAATTTTCAAACCACGCTCATCAGTGAAACCTGCAATATCAATCAACATTTGCTCTAGGGACGTTTCATTTAAATCCGCCGCTGTTGCAAGAACGTTGTTCTGATTGCCCGATAAAGATGGATGAGCATTTGAACACAGAGCCGCTCCGTCACCAATCGCATTAGCACCCGTATTGAACGCATTGTTCAAAATAGAAGCCGCTTTGATTTGCTTTGTCTGCGCCATAGAGCGAGCCAGAGCTTTGGTGTAACGAGATGCGAGACGATCATAAAGATTGTCTTCAATTGCTTCTTCCGTAATTGAGAACGCAAGAGCAATTGTCTCATGTGTGTAACGCGCAGTGTATGTTTCCTGTGCATCATCAAAGTTGATGGCAGCGCCTTCAGCTTTAATGGGTGCTGTGGAAAAACCACCGAGCATCACTTCCTCTTCGAATGCACGATCCGAAGACTCTTCTTCAAAGATTTCGGCATGTTCGTTTTCATAACGATCATACTCAAGTCCGAACAAGGCGTTAAGGCCGGGTTCCAACTCTTTCGCTAAT